GCATTTATTAACTCCTATATCTCTGCCGTGTTTTGGTAGTATTTAACACCCTCAATATACCATTGTGGTACTACTGCTGGTGATTTCCATGTTGCAAATCTTTGCTTTTCTATGCAATAGTATTTACGATATGATTCAACTGCGTCACCAGGTATCTTACAATGGTCAGGCATTGCTGGTTTCGGGTCAGTTGCAATTTTATTATATTTAGCGTTCTTAGGTGGATGTTGTAATATGTCACCTAGTTTATCAATAGTCAAATGATTTTTTGTATGATTGTATCTCTTCTTGTATTCTTCGTTAAGAGCAATCATATGTTTATATAACCACATGTAATTGTATGCCGATTCAAACAACCATATTGTACTTGGATGTTTTACCCAACCTGCTTTGTATAACAAAGGTTCTAAGTTGGTGTTAGGATGTCGCCATCTTTTAATCTTACGACCATTTTTAGTCTTGTCATAATATTCTGTACCGTCTAATACTCTGTGACAGGTTGACAATAGTTGTGCTGATTCTAAAATCATTTTGACAATGTGTTTGTCACACATTTGTTCAGCAGCTCTAACTGGATGTTTATCTACATAAAATACATTCATAATTTATCATTCTCCCTCACTTTTAATAACAAGTATAACACACAAACAGTAAATGGCAAGCCTATAAAAAATAAACCTAACATTAATTAATTGCCTTCCTAAAGTAATCTTCACGGTTATACATTTTACATAATTTAGAGAACACACCGTACCAGTAATTCTTAGCCCAATCTGTTCTAGCGTCCCTACATGCCGTTTCGGCATTTTTGATTCGCCTATCTTTTAATTTCTCACTAATCATAACTACATTATATACCATTTTACTCTCTTTGGCAACCACCTGTTTAAGATAAATCCATTATTTGATTAAGTTTTATACGAATTTCATCTGGATTTAGACCTAATTTCTTCATTTTATCATAGTCTTTAGACTTTAATTCGCCTGTACCTATTTTTTTAAGAATATCTTTATAAACTTTTTCTCTATCTCTGACTCTTTTCGCTCTAACTTTTGCGTTAGAAGCTTCTTTTTGGTAATCTTTTTGGACTTTGTTTTCGGCTTCTTCTTTGTCAAGTTTTCTACTCCTTAGTGAGATATTAGCCGCTATCAATAACAATACTGCCAATGGGTCAAATACAAATATCAATACTATAATTACCCACCTAACAGCCTTATCAAAATAATCTTGTGCTTGCTCACCATATATTAATTCTGCAATATATTTAATTGGTCCTACTTCAGCTTCTATCTTATCTTGTTCTAACTGTAATGAACCTTTTTCGTCTGATAATTCTGCAATCCTATCACTTGCCTCGTTAATGGCAAGCGTCAAAGTGTCCCTTTCAGGTTTTTGTTTTTCTCTTTCTTTTAGACCTCTTGTTACATATTCCATACCAATATATGTTTCAAGTGTACTATCTAATAAAGTTAATGTTTTGTTTGCTCTCTCAATAATTAAATTTTGTTGTTTAATTTGATTATCAATTAATTCTATTTTAATATTGTTACTAGATGTAGGTTGTACTTGGTCTAGGTGTGCCTTTGATAAGAAACCAAAGATACCCATAGATGTGATAAAGATTAATACTATAACAGCAAATGTCAAGTATGCTTTTATAGTTTGTGGTACAAGTTTATTGCGCCAGTTATTATATAACCATGAGGCGGCTACAAGTTTACCAACTTCTAAAGCACTACCCATAGCGATAATAGGTACAACTGCACCTGCGAATAAGGCCGTTAATCCAGCAATAGAATAACCAGCGGCTATTACAGATATAGATATGGCACTTAAAAATACGATTATAATTGTTAGCATATTAGTCCTAGTTTAATTGTGGTATGTCGTATTCAGTTCTTAATTTTTTGATAATACTTTTTAACTTTGGAAAGTATTTTTTATCAGCTGCATAAGCGTCAAGTGTTTCAACATATAATAATGAATCTTCTATACCGTTATCTCTTAATTCTCTGTACTTTTCATAAGCACTACCATTATTTAGTATATCCATATAATGTTGTACACTATCACATTCGTGCATATAAACTTTAACACCCCATTTTTTAGGATTATTACTAGGTAACATATGTGGTTCTCTTAAATCATATGTACGAATACCAAACAGATTTTTACCCTCTAGTGAAAATCTACTATTACCCCAACCACTTTCTAAAGCCGCCTGAGCCAATAATACTTCATAGATTACAGGTGTTACATCTGTTGTTGTATTGTAAATATAGTTTACACAAGCGCCGACACTATCAATAAATGTTTGATTGTTTGCTCTTTCAAAATCTGGTAATTTATGTGTGGTGATTGCCTCTAGGGTTTCTACCACTTGTTCTATTTCACTTTCTAGTTTGGCAGCCGTCGCCTCCTCATTTTCTGCTGATATAGTATAATATACACCACTAAAAACCAAAATGACCGTAACGGCCATTAAGGTTTGAAATATAGTTCTGATTTTTTCTCGCATTATGCCCTCTTGACAATAATGTAATCATAACTTGATATAGATTCTGGTTCATTTTCGCCATACTCTGACCATGTACCAATCTCTATATTTTTATTTTTCTTTTGAAAGAATTGAACATCTTGACGGTCAATGTATTTCGATAATGTTTTAAATATCTTTTCAGATTGTTTTTCTGTAAAGTTATTAGCAACATCTGTTGACCAATTACCTGTGTAATAGGTCATTGCCTTTTCAGAACCACTAAGAAAGTGGTCTAGTTTTTTAGGGACGCCACTAATTACTGATTTGAGATAGTGGTCGAGTTCTTTTGATTTAGTTTTAGTTTGTGCCATAATATAGGTTTCTCCGTTTCAAGTTTATAAATCTGCAATTTTGAATTTTCTAATAACATTCTTAGTCGGTATAACTGTTGTGTTACCACCATCACCAAGTTCGTTATTGTCATCATAATTGTAGTCGCTCATCAAAACATGAACCTTGTTATCATTCTTTACCAACCAACCGGTCGATACACAAATAGCAGGTTTCATTTTTTGAATTTCTTTTAATGATTTCCAACCAGCGTCTGATTGAATATCCTCCCAATACACCAAATAGAAATCGTATGTAAACGGTATCTCTGGAATATCGTACTTTGTCTTTTTACTAGTAGGTTTTTTAGCCACTTATTTCCTTCTTGTACATCTCATCTGCTTTCATTCTCAATTCGGCAGCTATACTTTCTAATATAGACGGTAAATGTTTTTCAATAACATCTGTCATCTCTAAAGAAAATTGATATGCTAGTTTAGACATCTCTGCCTCTAACACCGACATATCTACACCGTTACCACTTATGTTTTCTTTTATAACATGAGCAACAACAGCTGTGTTGTAGTCATCTGCTTGTACTGATTTAGCAAATGCGTTCAAACCGAACCACAAAACTAAACAAATAACAATTATTTTTTTCATAATATATCCTTTCTCAATATTTATGGATACATTATACATTAAAAATGACCTTGAGTCAAGCACTTTTTTACTATATTTGGCGCTTTTTTTAGTCTTTTTGTGCTTTTTTTGATGGCTGCGACAGTTTTGTCACTACTCCGGTCGTACAAATTTGTCATTCCAACCAAATGCCTCTTTGACAACTGATTCGGTAAGACCTTTATACATCTTGTTCAAAGATTTATTCTTCATTCCTAATAAAAGATGTGCTTCGTCTTGATGAAGACCCTCTAACATTTGAATAAACATTTTTTCTTTTTGTACTTTGTTGGTAGAATTATCGGCGCCTTTTACAAAATGCCATAATCTTTTTGCTTCGTTTCTTAATAGACCATGTTCAGTTCCGATTGGAGCTTCGTTTGCCATAAATGGTGGGTCACCTGCTGGTAAATCCCATTCAATACTAGGGTCAAATGCACCCTTTAGTACCTGTTTTAGAGGTGCTGTTGCGTGGTCTCGCAATACTTGAATTTTTTTAGGTTTGTCTTTTGCGTTATTAACTTTTTTTAGAATTTCAGACATAAGTTCTACTGTCTGTCCCATACCAGCTGTACCTTGATTGCTTTTCATTGAAGCTGGATTCATTAGATGTGGGTGTCTTGCTTGTTCGGCCATAATTTCTCCTTCAGTTTAAATATATATTCGACAGTATTATTTATACATCAAAAAAGGCAGGCGCCGAAGCGCCTACCCTCAATTTTGGTAAGATTATGCTCTTGCGTAACCTTGTGTACCGAATAAAGCAGTTTGACCAGCTGCGATAACAGCTTTTGATGGTGTTCCTACTCTGTAAGATACTCCAGCAGATGTTCTATTTTCATAAATCATCATGCCTTCGTTTCTTAATTTACCAACCATTGCAGCTGGTGATTTAAGGTCAAATGTGTTTCTTAGAGATTTCCAAGTTACAGTATTGCCTTTTGAGAAAAGGTTTCTTACCTTTTCAGTTTTTGATAGTTTAGCTCTTGCCATGTTATTTGTCTCCTTTGACATATTAAATAAAAATTTAAACATAAGTGTTTAAACTCCTTTCTGTGTTGAGTTTAATGTTCTCCAACAATTGCCAGGCAAAGCGTACTTTAGTAGTTTGACAGGCGAATTCTTATTTGTCATTGTCTGGTTCAAAGTCAGGTGTAAAATGTATATCAGCCATATCTGATAAATCTCTAACTTCGTCCTCTATATCTGGCGACAATGGTTTATGTGGTCTATGTTTTATATCTAACACTTTTGAGTAATCAAGTCTAGCAGATTTATTTTTACCCTTTGCGTTTAAAGTTACCATCATGTCTGTTAGTTTTTGTGCTGGGTGTGGTTTGTTAAAGTCACGGTAAACCAAACCTCTGATTGTGTCTATTACAAGTGCCAAGTCAGCCGTAAATGCCAGTTGATTAGTTCTAATACCCATAGCTACAAACTTATCTAGTAATTGATATGCAATATCATCAACATTTCCTTCTACAAATTCTTTAGTCTGTTCTTCAACTAAACGATTGTGTTCCTTTGGGTCAACAGGATGTTGGACTTTTTCTTTGTCTTTAATTCTGTCTGTCGGAAATAGTATAATGTTATCTTCACTCAATTATCTCTCCTTTGAAGTTTACTTTACCTTTTTCATTAAAGTATTCTACTAACTGATTGTAACCACCAATCAACTCTCCATCAATCTTAATTTGAGGCATTTGCCTTACATTCTTACCAATGTCTTCTAACATTGCTTGAGGAGAATCAAAAGATTCTAGTTTCTTTTCTTCGTATTCAAGGCCAAGATTTTTAACAAGTGCTTTGGCCTTGTTACAATACACACAATTGTTTTTACTATAGATTGTTATTGTCATTGTTTTTCTTTAGGTTGTCCCATGCTTTCTTACTCTCACCATTTAGATTGTAAGCGTCAACAGCTTGTTCAATTGTGTAATTATACATCTTATTAAACTTGCCTAGAGGCAATCTCATACCTATCCATGTTCTATAATATCCATTTTTAGTTAGAGTTACATCTTGTGCAAAGATTTCATAACCTCTGACAGGTGTATTACTAATTGTATTTACAATAGCACTCTCAACCTCAGATACTACGGTTTTTGTTTCAGTTTTACCAAGTTCAGTTATGAATTGTTTTGATTCTTTATTCATCTCTCCCTTGATTATATCAGCCAATTCAGATTTCGCCATCATTTTAGCTTTCTCTATTGACAATTGTAAATCAGGCGATACTGCCGTTGCAACACCATAGATACATTGCTTATCATTGTCTTCACTTGTTAACCATGAAGTATCACAAGCCTTTGACTCATTAATATCAGCCATATACCAAGAT